CGGCAGAGGATTTGGGCAAAGCGTACAATGAATTGTCTTCTAAGCTGGGTACAAAGGAAGAAGACCTAAAGGCTTCATGGCAAGAAGAAATGCAGAAAGAGGCTTACGCTGATCGCCCCGCAACCAAGGGTGATTACCTTCTGCCAGAAAGCATTGATCCCGAAACTGCGGTAGATAGTCCGTTGCTTGATTGGTGGTCGGAGCATTCGTTTGAAAGCGGCCTTGGTCAAGAAGAGTTTCAAAAAGGAATTGAGCTATTTGCAGACGCAATGAACTCAAACGCTCCTGATATGGAAGCGGAGACTAAACTGCTTGGCGATTCTGCTGGTGATCGCATTGAGGCTGCTAGTTTATTTGCTAATCAGTTCTTCCCAGAGGGAAGCCTAGACGCAATAGAGCGCATGTGCGAAACCGCTGGTGGTATTGTCGCGCTAGAACACATCATGGAAAAGATGAAGGGGCCATCATTTGCTGGTGACTCTGCTATGTCTAGCCAGATTACAGATGAATCTTTACGCACTATGCAAAAAGATGAGCGCTACTGGAATCCACAAAAGCGTGACCCTGCCTATGTTAACCAAGTAGAACAGGCGTATCGCAAACTATATGGCTAATGTTATTATTAAGCGTGGGAACTTTGAGTTAGTTCCCATGACTAAGGCGCATGTCATGCAGGTCTTTACAGACATTGCGCCTTATAGCGCCGCTGAGTATGAAGAGCCTGACTTGTTTTATGCTTTGGATTCTATGCAAGAAGATGCTGATTGTATGATCCTTGAAAAGAATAACGTAGCTGTGCAGCTTATTGGCCTTCAAGCTATTGGCAATCAACAAGTTTATATGTGGTCTTCGTTTACCAATCAGATGGCTAAACATTGGATGGGCGTTGTTAGATTCTCACCGTTAATAATAAAATACATTCATCAAACTTATTATGAGATAAATCTTAATGTGTCTCCTGATAATGAAGGTACAATTAACTGGCTGTCTTGGATGGGCTTTATACCTTCTGGTTATGTAGAGGATGATAAGGGCGAAGCTCTGGTACATTTTGTGCGTTGCAATCCAGATAGAAAGAATGTTTACGCTTTATCGTCACGGCCCGTAATGCACTGAGTAGCCCGTTAGGATAACTACGTTGAGGATGCAGAAGGATACCCAGAGTACAAATGCAACTTTAATAAAGGACTCTTGAAATGGCTAATACAATAGACACAGCCTTCGTCAAGCAGTTTGAATCCGATGTGCATTTAGCATATCAGCGCATGGGTTCCAAGCTGCGTAATACTGTTCGTACCGCAAACGCTACTGCGTCTGTAGTTCGCTTCCAAAAAATTGGTACTGGCATTGCTACTACCAAATCACGCAACGGCAATGTAACTCCTATGGAGTTGGCGCACACCGTGGTTGAGGCAACCATGCAAGATTTTTATGCTCCTGAGTATATTGATAAGCTGGATGAGCTGAAGACTAATATTAACGAGCGTCAAGCTGTTGCCCAATCTGCTGCCGCTGCCCTTGGTCGTAAGACTGACGAGCTACTTGTTGCAGCTTTAGACGCTGCTGGTGGTACTGCGATCCACGACACTAGCTCGGCCCTTGAAATTGCTGACATTCTATCTCTGTTTGAAACTATGGGAACTAAAAACGTCCCAGAAGACGGACAGCGTTACTTGGCAATGCACCCCAAAGGTTATGCTGATATGTTTACTATTACTCAGTTTGCTTCTGCTGACTTTGTTGGTGAGCAAAACCTGCCGTTTGCAGGTGGCATGACTATGAAAGAGTTCATGGGCTTTAAGGTATTCTCTACATCTGCTGTAACCGCAGGTAAGAGCATGGCTTATCATACCTCAGCAATCGGCCTTGGTATTAACGCAGACGTTGCTACTGAGATTAATTATATTGCTGAAAAAGCATCTCATCTCGCAAACTCCATGATGTCTATGGGCGCAGTCGGTATTGACGCCAATGGTATTTGTGAAGTTCTTGACAACAACTCTTAAGAAAGGAACTTTATCATGGCTTACGCAGCAGGAGGTTTACATCGTATCGGAGGTGCTAGTGGTGCCGCCCTTTGGATGTACCGAACAGCAGACGCAATCGCAGCGATCAACTCTGCGGGTTACTTTAATGATGCAGCAGCAATGCTAAACATTCGTGATCTGATTATTGTGCAGGATACAAATACACCTACTACAAATTTTGTAACTGTACTGACTAATACTGGTACGGCAGTGGATGTGTCTGATGGCACAGCCGTTGTTGAAACAGACAGCGATTAAGAAAGGAAGGGGGCTTTGGCCCCCTTACTACTCACATGGCAGTAAGCACAGCATCAGACACACCGCTTGACATATGTAGCCGCGCACTAATTCTTATTGGAGCCGAGCCTATTACGTCATTTGACGATGGAAACAATGAAGCACTTGTTGCTTCTAATATGTATGAGGATGTTGCCCAATCAGCTTTAGTTAATACACGGTGGCGTTTTGCAACGGATCAGCTTGTTCTTAACAGGCTAACAGATGCGCCTACTGGCCGATATGAAGCGGCATATCAAATGCCAAACAACTCACTTATGATCCACACACTAACTGTAAATGGTTTTAACATTGAGTTTCAAACCTACAGTGATAATTTATTTTGCGATGCAGTAGGTTCTGACGTAGTAATTGCTGACTATACATACAGAGTTACCGAAGAATATTGGCCTTCTTATTTTACAATGGCCGTTCAATTCCAACTGGCTGCTGTTTTTGCTATATCACTAGCGCGTGATGGTGGGCTTTCTCAGCTTATGGATCAGAAGGGCGCTATGCTAATGGCTAAAGCTAGAGGTTTAGACTCTCAGTCTCAAACAACTCGTAAGCTAGATACTTCCAGATTCATTACTAATAGGCGTAGTTAAATGCAGAAGGTACAGGTTCCGATAACTAACTTTCAGTTTGGTGAAGTTAGTCCATCGCTATCATCCCGAACAGATACTGCGGTATATACGGCGTCTGCACAGAAGTTAGAGAATATGTTTATTCGCTCTGAGGGCGGAGTTATTAAACGTGCTGGCTTGCAAACTATCTTTAAATACACTGACATAACCTATAATGCCGCCAAGACGCAGCAGGCTAGGTTAATGCCGTTTATCTTTTCAGATGATGAACAGTACATTGTATCAATGGAAAATGCTAAGGTTAGGGTGTTTATTATTAACCCCTCAACTGGCGCTGTAACATTAACAGCTACAATTACTGCTGACGTTAACGGGGTTGCTTTACCATTCTCTGACGTGTTCTTGCATGAATATACATTTGCTCAAACTGGCGATGTAATGTTTATCTGCCATCCCTTGTTTATGCCAAGCCAAATTGTAAGGACTAGCTTAACTGCGTTTCAAGTAGAACCTTTTAGCTTTGATACTAGGTCTGATAAAGAACGCATCTATCAGCCTTATTATAACTTTCATAACTTGAGCGTCACTCTAACTCCTAGCGGTACAAGCAATAGTATTAATTTGAGCATTGGTGAGTTTAGCGCAGAGGCAGATGATGATGGTATCTCTGTGTCTGCTCAAGTTGCCAATGAAGCTAACTTAGTTATTGGTGGAGCTTTAGCTTCTAGTGGAGCTGTCACGTTTGTATATGGCCGCATTGTAACTATTACATCTAGTGGTAATGATTCTGGTTTTGCCTTTACTGTAACTGGTACAAATGTAGATGGTGATGCTCAGACTGAGGCCATTACTGGTGCTAACAATGGCACTGTTACTGGAACTAAATTCTTTAAGACTATTACTCAGATTGCTTCTGCTGGTGATCCTGCTGGTACAGTAAAGGCTGGCGTTACTGATAAGGCTGCTGTTTCTTACTTTGATACAACGGGTAGTCAGGCTAGTGGCAACTACGCTAATTCAAAGCACATTGGCATTACACTTCTTTATCATAACTCAGAGATATTAATTACTTCTGTTCAATCAGGCACTCAAGCTATTGGTACTGTGTTAGATAGTTTGTTTGTGCAGCTTAAAGCAAACGCATTAAAAACTATTAGTGGCTCGGCAACTGTAGAGATAACGCACGTTAAGCACGGTATGAGGGTTGGAGATTCTGTCACGCTATCCGAATGCGCTGCTGTGGGCAATATTTCTACTAGCAATCTTAATGGTGCTAGAGCGATTGTAGGTATTATAGACGATAACCATTATACAGTTACGGCTGGTGGCGCTGCTAACGCATCTATAGATGGTGGTGGTTCTCCTAAGATAACGTCTGCATCACCTACTACGGATTGGGCAGAGCAATCTTATTCTTCGCTTAGAGGCTTTCCATCTGCGGTTACATTCCATCAAGACAGGCTTTGCTTTGCTGGAACTGTAGCGCAGCCAGATACAATCTGGATGAGTAAGTCTGCATCTTATTATAATTTTGATGTTGGTAACGCTAATGATTCTGACTCTATACACCTTACCGCAAGCATTGGTGAGGTTCAGCAGATCAGGCATTTAGTTTCTAACAGAGACTTGCAGGTATTTGCTGCATCTTCTGAGATGTTTATTCCTGCGTTCCAAGACAAACCTATCACGCCTACTAACGCACAGATTAGAAGGCAGACACCATTCGGCAGCGACTCTATTCGTCCACAGGTTTTAGATGGAGCCACCTTATTTGTGCAGAGCGGCGGCGCTATTGTGCGTGAGTATTTGTTTACGGACACTGAGGAAGCTTATACGGCTGTCCCTGTGTCCTCCTTATCCTCTCACCTAATAGTCTCGCCTGTAGAGATGAACACGTTCTACGGGGCTGTTGATCGTTCTGAGAGCTATGTCTTTGTTAGAAACAAAGCTGGCAACTTAGCTGTCTTTAATTCTAACAGAGCAGAGCAGCGTGCAGGCTGGGCTGAGTTTACTAGCCAAGGCTT